TTAGCTAGTTTAGCTTCTGTAACTGCATCATCTGCAATCTTAGCTGTTGAGATAGAGCCATCGGCAACTGATACACCTGCTAGTAGGTTTGTGGCTGTTACTTTTTTAGAAGTACCAGAGTCATTAATTAATAGTTCCTCACTACCTGCTAATGAGGTTTTTGCTGCTAAGGCTGATACTTTAGTTGTTGCCATATTTACTCCGTAATAATATAGTTAGGTAATGCTGCTTGTGAGGATTCAATAACAAGATAATAACCACCTTGTTCAATTTCTATTTCTTGAGCAGAAGATTCATTAACATCAAACTCTCTTTCCCATTGCCTCCTATTCAGGTACATCCCAATAGTTTTTTTCTTTTTCCAATTTCTTTGTGTAGCCATTAGAGTCTAAACCTAAGTTTTCTTCTACCAATCTTTTGTCTTGATGCCAAATCTTTTAACTCGTCTTTGATTTGTTCTATTAATGGCGAATATTTAATAGTAACTTTGTCGTTTTTTGCTTTACCGATTTGACTAGATGGCGTACCCATATACGAGCCACTTTTAATTCCAGAATGAGATTCGCTTGGAGTTTTTGTAGTTGTGTGTTTATATTCATAAGTTGTTGTTTCTTTTTTACCTTGTTCATTATTAGATTTAAGATTAGATGTGCCATATTTAGGTGCTTTACCTTCTGACTGTACACTTTCTAACTCTTCATCTTCATCCATAAGACCATCAAGCATGTTCATAAGTGAATCAATTTCAGTTTCTTCTTGTGGTTCATCAGCAAATTTTAAAGCGTTCATTAACATAAACTCTTCTCTTGATGGACAATCTTCATCTTCTTCATCATGTATTTGGTCGTAACTTTCATCTAGCATTCTTGACCAAATTTCTCTAATCTTAGCTTTAAACCTTTCTAGTTCTAATGTAGTAGATGTATCGTTAAATATGTCCATTAAACTTATCCTTGCTTAGTCGTTTTTTTTCTCTCATAGCAAATCTAGTCATTTCATATCCATAACTAGGTCTAACATCGTTAATTGAGAATATTCTTTTGGCAGGTTTGCCACATTTAGGGCATTCAATACCCTTTTTCATTTCATCATAAGAGCGTAATTCTTCACTCACATGATTATTTTTACATTTAAAATCGTAGAAAGGCATGTAAACTCCTAATTAACTCAGAATAACCCCCTCGTTAGAAGGGGTTACAACTTAATTAACTATTAAGTTCCTGGAACTACAAATGCTACACCTGCGTCATTGCGTAATTCTGCAACTCCATAGATAGTATCACTCGTGAACAAGTCGCCTAAGTACTCTTGCTTGTACTGTGTCTGTGAACGGACACCAACTTGCTCAGCAAGTACTAAAGCATCTTTGTGCATCAATACACCTACTCTATCAGCACCAGAGTTACCAGAAGCACTTGGGCAGTTAGATGAGATAAAGATATCTACACCATAAATCTGTCCAATCTTACCAGTCTTGATAGCATCACCAGAACCAATAAACTGCTGCTCTGTAAATCTGTTGATTCCAAGCATGTCATTAGCACAAATTGGTGGAACTACCATTACACGATTGTCCATCGGCACATCTGCATCATCCAGAGTTAGAAGCATTCTACGAATACCTGCATCTGTAATGTCAGCAGCGTTAGATGAGTTACCAGTATAATCAGTAGAACCATCAGAACCTTTTACTGCTTTCTCAAAAGAAGCTGCACCAGAACCGCCTACTGTACCACCTTGTAAACCCTCTGTAAGAGCAAACAAATCAGTATCTACTTGCTTAGCAAGCGCATAGCCAGCATCATCGGTGTAGAACTTTCTCATTGAAGCTAGTGCTTGAACTTCTGCAATATCTTCAATTAACTTTGAATATTCGTAATGTTTATCAATGCTTACTGTTACTTTCGTATTAGTAGCTGCTGATAATGTTACTTGAGTGTTTGCTGCTTTTGCACTTGCACTACCTCTAGCGGGTACTGGTATATATATAGTATCCCCTTTTTTTCCTTTGTGAGATAGTTTAGTTACTAAATTAGCAACCACTAAATTTGACTTATACGCACCAATAACTTCATCGCTCCATAGTTCGGGGATAAAGTTATTAGCTACGGAAGTCGTTACTTGGTTTGAACCTAAAGCCATTTTACTTCTCCATTAAATGATTATTTAACCCTACCTTCTGCATACGCTTCCTGTATTTCATCAGCAAGTGAAGCATAACGATTCGGGTCTGTAATTTGCAAGTTGATTAAATCAGACCTGCGGTACATTTTCTTGCCACCGACCGATTGTGTGGAACGAGTTTCAGATACAGTTTGTCGTAATGCTTTTTTAGATTTTTCCTTTTCTTTCTTTTGAACCTGTTTGGTTTTTTCAACCATATTGATTTTGTCGTACATATCAAAAAGTTCAATAGCAAAGTCTGGTCTATATTCTGTGTCAGCTTTACGGAAAATATCTTTCCTTATTTCACTAGCACCAACCCATTGTTGAAAATCTTTGTCTGCGACACGAGTTTCCCAGTCTGGATATGCTTTTTCAAGAACACTAAGTTTTGCTTGTTGCTCTTGTTGTGCTATTTGTTGTCTAGCTTTGAGTACATCTGGATGTTTTTCTATAGCTTTATTTACTGCTCCTGCGGGGTCAGTATAAAAAGCCTCTTCAAAACTAGATTCCTCTTCTTGTGGCTCTTCTATAGTAGCCTGTGCTTTATTTTGTGCCTCCAATAAACTTTGGATTAATTTCCGTTGTTCTCCAACTTCTGAACCTTGTTTACCTAATGCCTGTTCGACATTCTGGTGCATTTCAATTACCTCTTCAAGAGTTTTTCCCGCATATTTAGCAGGTATATCAGCTTGTGTGGATTCTTCAACTACATTACCTTCTGGTTCTGCTGTTTCTTCTACCTCAACTGCTTCTTCTACTACTGCTTCTTGTACAGGCTCACTTGCCTCTGGTGTGCTTTCTACTACTATACTCATTTTTTCTCCGCCCACTATGGGTTATGAAGTTTAACTATGTTGGATTTCCATCTTGGAGTTCTTCCAACGCTATTGTAGTTGCAGTATCTAAACTTAATATAAAGTTTATAATACGCAACTGACCCTTGATTACCCAAAGGTCTTGCTCAGAATTAATATTATTTATATTAATAATATTAGATTCTAAATTTTTTAAATCAGCACATAAATCGTGCCAACCTTCTACTTCCATCATAGACATCCTGTCCATTAGGAATTGTTCGTCTGTTTTAGCCATATATTATTGTACTCTTGTACTTATAGGGGCTGTTTTACCTGCTTGTTTTGCTTTTGCAAGGTTTAATATTGTTTCAGATTTTAAATGCTCTACTTCTGGTAGGTTTCTAGCTGTTTCAGAAATTGTATTAGCCATATCTACTTTATCTTTTTCTATTCCTATTGCATCTCTTTGCATTTTAATAGCTTTAGCTTGTGCATCTATCTCAGTTGGTATTAATGCTGCTGCTTCTGCTTGATGTTTAAGTGCTCTAGCGTTTTCTTCTGCTGCTTCTGCTGTTGTTTTCTGTATATCAGCCTGTGCTTTTTGTATTTGCAACTGAGTAGCCATATCTTGCATTTGTTGCATCTGTGGGTCTGTTTGCATTCCTTGTTGCAGTCCAAATACAATTTGGTCGCGGTTATGAATACTAGAATTTTGGAACATAGCTAGTAATATTACATTAAATGCAGGTGAATCGGCAGGTATTGACTGTAACATCTGTACCATTTGCTGCATTTCTAACTCTTTTGCCATAATACCCATAGTAGAGTAAGGCACAAATTTGTAATCAGTAACAGGATATCTATCAACATCAAACTGTATCTTACGATACATAGCTTTGTTTATCATAGGTATCAAAAATGTATTCTGAAAGTTCATTAAGGTGCGTTTTTGACGCTTAATAGAGGCTGACTGCATCATAGACATACCACTTGCAGTTTCTTGCTGTGGCATAGACATATCTGCACTACCCGTACCCATTTGAATCATGTTTTGTAGACTAGCTACTTGATTAAATGTACTACCATCCATTACACCCATGTCTAATGGCATGATTGCATCTCTAGGATTACCATTAGTTAGTACAGTTTTGCCT